AACATATTACATTCTCGTACCAATTTTTATATGATATATAAGGCCAAGTACCATAAGACTCTACAGAAGGCCACTTAGTTTCATCTCTCAAATCAATAGATTCATTATATTTAACTGAATTAATTACATTATGAAAATGAGTCCTTGAATCATCAACACCAAATTCTGCCATTTCTACTGCATACTTCCAGAATTTAGTATCATATTTAGAACCTTTAATATAATGATAAAGAATAAAAATACTAACTTCTTCAATCATTTTCCGAGAAAGAAGATTAACATGTTTTTTACCAAATTCTATTTCATCAATGACCCAATCCCATGCAAATCGACAAATATTTAGATAAGATGTTAAAGATGTTGCCTCTAATGGCTCTATAAAACAACATCTGTTACCGTTAAGTATTACTATTCTATCATTTTCAATCCTTGCAAGGTCTTTTGCTACATATGAATCAAACTTTACTTTCTTAGTAATCATTCCGTGTTTAAATTCTCCCTTAAATATTGTTTCAAAATTCTTAATTGCTTCTTTATCGCTAGTTATATCATTATTATATAAATATCCATATGATGTGGTTTCATCAACATTAGGAATAACAAAAGTCCAACCATCAGGTGTTGCAACTGCTCTAGTCCATAGTTGGCATTGATCTCTAACATTTTCTATAGCTAATAAACATGTGTTTATTGGACTTATAAGTTCATCATATTCTTTTATATTATCTTTATTTCTACCCCTACAATCAAATATAACATTAGAATCAACTTCAGATAAGTCTGAAACATTAGCTTCAACAACATTTTCAATTAAACCAGAACTAAGTATTGCACGTTGGAAGTCTTCGGGTTTCATATGAAGACCGACATTATGTAAGGCAAATGGATGGAAAAATTTATGGTTCTTCTTCCCCCAATTTTCATATAAAATACCTAGCTTTGGTATTGCCTTTATCTCGTTTTGGCACCAATCTGATCCTAAAGCATGGTGTAATAAAGTAGGTATATCTAATAATGTACCTTGTCCGACTTCAACAGGAAGTATTGTAGGATCATGTATTAATTCTACTTCAATATTATGTAAATGCCTGGTATAGTATGCATAATGTAAAGCAGTTACACATCCTGCACTTCCACCTCCTACTACAGTTATTTTCATTAACCAAATTCCTGTCCAGCGATAGCACCATACCAAATAGTACCATTATCATAAGTAGTAAAACTTAATATATCTATTTTATCATTACCAGTTGTCATATCTGGTCCTGCTCCTCCAGCCCAATCAATATTAGTTCCATTACTTACAATTGTAGCCCATGTAAAATTTCTAGTTGTTGTAGAAGTTCCTTGAGTTACTTTAACTATAAAATTAGATATTTGATTTGAAGTAGCATCTGCATTAGAAATTGTAAATGTAGTTGCATCTCCTGTTAAAGATTCTAAATCCCATTCAAAAAAGTTACCTGTGGAAAGATCAACCGTTACAGTTTGTCCAGCTACAGTAGCAGTACCTTTCTTCTCTGTTATACCTTTATCAAATGCAACATGACCATTTGCAGTTGAAGTTGTTACAACTTTATCAAGAACATCTAAGTTCCCTCCAAGTTGAGGTGTTGTATCACTTAATACTTCAGTTGCATAAGAAATAGCTGCAAATGCACTTCCATTCCATACTTTTAAAGAGTTAGCACCTTCATCATACCATAAATCTCCTGGATCGGGAGAACCAGGTGCAGATGAATCAATTGTATATTCATTTGCATATCTATTAACGTCATCAATACTCGCTGCTACTGTTGTAATATCACTTGTTGATCCTGTTGAAGCAGCATCTGCAATTGAACCCATATCTTCTGTATATGTTACGTTTGCACCACATGCATTGATATTCGCTATATTATCACCAATTTCTTGTATATCTAATGTATCTCCTGCAACAGTAGTAACACTACCAGAAATTCCTGCAACAGTTCCGATATTAGTTACTACACCAGCTATACCTAATACTGCTAAATGACCAGTACCAGCAGTTGCCATTGCAGGAGTACCAAGTAATGTAACCTCTGCATCTACATCTGCTACATCTCCAATATCTGCAATAACTCCTGAAGCATTCAAAGCAGCCATATGAGCAATTACATTAGTACCATTAAGAGCAGTCATATAGCCTACTACAGTAGTAGTTCCTAAATTCCCTACTTCTGCAATTTTGCCATGTACACTATTTATTAATACAAGGTTAGTATTTGTTCCACCTGTTCCTGCTGTTCCATCAGTTCCAGTTACTATAGTTGTTATTTCTGTATCTATGGCAGCTACATCAGCAACTTCTCCATCTACATCTGCAACCTTACTAACATCTCCAGTTGTAATAACAGCCACTTTGGAAACATCCCCAGTTGTAATAGCTGCTACCTTTGATACATCACCAGTAGTTATTACTGCGACTTTACTTACATCACCTGTGGTTATAGCAGCGACTTTTGAGACATCTCCTGTAGTTATAGCAGCTACTTTAGATACGTCACCTGTGGTAATAACTGCTACTTTAGATACATCTCCTGCTGTTATATTTGCTACTGTAGTAACATCAGCGCCAGCAGTACCTATAGCAGCAACAGTAGAAATATCTACCCCAGCAGTACCAAGAACAGCTAATTGACCTATCTCAGTATCTTTAGCAGCTACTTTTCCAATATCTACTGAATCTGCATTAACAGCATTAATAATTACTTGTTCAGCAGCAGTTGGTTTAACATGATCCCATGTGGTTGTACCTATATTCCAGACTTTCATTACATTTAATGTTGTATCAAAATATAACGCTCCATCAAGTAAGGCATTGCCATCGTTATCAAGTCCTGTATGTGTAGTTTCTCTATATACAGTAGTCCAAGCTCCTAAATATCTATCATCAAAACTATCTAAAGCAGCTTCAGCTAATGCTTGAGCAGCTTCTGCATCTGTTTTGGCGGTTGCTGCTAGTCCTGCCTGGTATTTAGCAGAAGTCTCTCCACTATCTACATCAGGGACTCCATCAGTATATGTGAATACATTACCCGATGCCTTTGAAGCCCAATCTTTAGCTTCCAATTGATAATCAGTAGTTTTATCTATTTCATCAGCAGATATAGTAATATCTCCATTAACATCAAAGGCTAACGCTTTACTAGCACGATCCGCTTTAAGTTCATTTAATGTAGATGCTACTTCGGCTGTAGTATTAAACTCTGTTGAAGCCAAAGTTGAATCAAATGTAAAACCACGTCCTGCAATCTCAGCACCTACTTGCTGAATCTGCATTACTATGTTATCTAAGGAAGTTTCTAAAGACTCTGCATCAAAGAGAGAGTTATTGGCGAGGTCTGTTTCTTGTTTATAATCGACTACTCTTTCAAATTTTAGTGCAATTAGATTTAAAGGAGCAGTAGTAAATACTATAGTACCAGATTGTTTATTTGCTGCAACAGTTATAGTATGAGCATAAGTACTATCACTTGTTGTTCTTATTGCACCATCTGCAACAACTTGTAAATCTGCTGCTCTATGAATTGGATATGGGAAAGTCCATGAGACTTCAGTCCCATCTCCTGTAGCTTCGAAAAATGTATTTGTTGAAGTAAGCATTATCTATATCCTCCATATAAATTACTAGGTTCATAAAAGAATGGTGATCCCCTGCCTTCTGCTTGTGCTTCAATCCTAAATAAATAACCAGGACTTAAACTTTCCATCATTGCATAATGAATCCCATAATTTAAAGCTGCTTTTGTATAAAATAAATTAGCAAATGGAGTATTATATTGGATACTCTTATATACATCAGCAGCGCCTTTACTACCATCAACTAATCCTGCCCACAATTTCCCCCAATCTTTGAATTGACTGTATGCAGCTCCTCCAATTGCCTCATCCCACGAATGATTATATCTACCATATTCTCCTGCGAGATAATCTCCAACTAAAGGTGCAAATCCACTATTCACCATTACATCAATGAATAATTGTGGATCATCAAATTTCGGTGGTTCCTTTCCTTGAACAAGATTTTTAAGAAGAATTGATGTATATCCTAAACCTATTACTGGTATTGCATGTACAATAGCAGGAAGTCCTAATTCCCTAACACGTGGATATAACGTCTTTACTTGTTGTAATTGATATGTACGAAACATACCAGCTAATTTTCTTGTGACATCCCATGTTGAACCTGGATCGTGATTACCATACATTAATATTCTATCTGCTATTTTAGCCTCTGGGACTGCTGATCTGGATTCTTGAATAAAGAAATTATCTAATTTAGTTCCTAAAGCTGCACTACCTTGATTATCTACAATCCAATCTCTTGTTATATAATTTTCTAATGGATGTGCATCAGGATTCCATATCTTTGCATTAAAACTTCCAATTCTCTGTAATTCTTTCCAATCATCAGCATGAAATCCATATTTTATATAATGTTCACGTTGAACTTTACCTAAACTTTTCCAAGATTGCTTTAGTGAATTAGCTAATTGATTAGAAGACATAACAGCAAATGCAGAACGTGCAGTATTAGTCCATCCAATTAATCCATTCATCCAAAAGAAATGATTTGCTAATTTAGATAATTCTCCTGCTTTCCCACCCCATTGTCCAACATATCTACTATAATTCTGCATTAACATACCATCATTAGCAACTCCAAGTGCCTGATGTACCAGCTTTTTTTCTACAGGGTCTAATTGATCAGTTCCAATTCTAATCATATTATGAGTCATACCATAATAACCTCTATCTGGTCGTATTCCCTGATGATGTAAAACTATGCCTGAACTTCCTAAGTCTGCCGATGCAGAAAATACTGCTGTTCCTAATTTAGACATTGCTTGCCAAGCTATAAATCCAGAAGTTAATTGTGATATTCTCGGATTTCCAGCTAATGAATGATCTCCTACTATTTCTCTTAATCCTGAATTTAATTTATTCCATTCTCTATTAGTAATTTTCTTTTCCTGTAACATAGAGTTCCATAAAGCTCGTAAATCTCTAACAGGATCATGTACAACTACTGTTCTCCTTCCTTTTGAACCTTTTTGAAATGTTTGATTTATTCGTAATTCTCTATATCCATATCCCATAACCATACCTATTTCTAGGTAATTATCCATAGCTTGTAAATTCTGGAATATAGCATGTGCTAAATTTTCATGTCCATACTTACTATTATAATTTAAAAGATTTTTAGCATCTTTGAATTCCAAGATACGCATCTTCTTAACATTCTCTAATATAAGTCCTTGTCCATGTAATTTAGGATTGGTTATTTCATCCCATACTTTTTCTAAATACTTTTTTGTATCCCATTTATATGGTGGTACATCAAAATCTGGATCAGAAAGACGAATATTCCGTCTAGTTTTTTCTACATCTAAGTTACCTATAATATCATCAACCCATGTAGCTTTAGTTGCAGCTTTAATTCTAAGTGGATCATGGAACTGAGATGTAACCCATCCTGGCTTATGATATAATCCCGATCCATATGCTCTTGATTCCGCAACCTGTAGTGCTTGTTGTCTTTTAACTGCTGATGCTAAACGGAATGCAGTTTTGTTTTTTGTTTGCTGTGTTGTAGCTTCAGACATCATTTCAGCAATAAAATCTTCTCTGAATATCAAGTCTTGTTTCCTTGTAATCATATGACCTTCAATCAAAGTAAAAATATCATGTGTTGCAATATCTGCTTCTGCTTGAATATCTGCCCATGTTCTTTGATGTCTGGTAGTAATACGCACTCCCACAGAATCCTTATCATCAAAAAAGAATTTCCACATTTTACGAAAAGGTCTTACTGTTGAATCTGCCGTATAACGAGCCATTGTTATAAAACGTTCGTGTCGTGCAGAGTTTGTCCTGTTACTGTTCTCAAAGAAGTTAAGATGCTGTTGTTCTTCAACAAGACTTTCTACAATTTCGCGACTACTTTTAGATGAAACTTTTATATTATCCATTAATTTATCAATGGTTAATTCATCTAATCCTGCATTTAATGCATCTCTTTTACATTTAGTAGCCATTTATGCTCTACCTTTTAAGAATCTGAAACAATGAACAAACTTTTCGGCTGCATGTCTCATTGTTTTAGCTGGGTTAAGTAATGCTTCTCCAATATCATCAACAAATTTCTCTTTGTATGATCTATCATCAACTGCTTCAGTTCTTTCTTTTGGTGGTGTTTGTACAGTATCATCTAAATTAGTTCCATGTTCATATGTAGAATTACCTGGATCATGTTCTCTAAATATATCATCTTCATCGGATAATCTCTCAGCAGCAGTTATTTCATCTATTTCTTTGGTTGCACCAGTAATAGGAACATCATCAATAAGTCCTGAATTTCCAAATGTATTTACTGATGTTTGTCTGGACAATGCATTTTTAGCATCTGCAAGCCATGTATAGTGCATAACTTGTGGTGCTTTTTTAGCAATTTGCCAAGCCATAGGCATCATTGAAAACATTCCACCAAAGACACCAGCTAATGCTATTTCTCCCATTACTGCAAACTGATCTAAATCTCCTCCTTGTGATTCTACAGCAGCAGCTCTTGTAAATTGGAATAAAGATTCTACCATCATTGTATCTGTTGCTCCTTGTAATACTGGTGCAGTATATCTAACAACAGGAATTTTTTGTGCAACTTTTGCAACAGTACCCATCCTACCAATAAATCCTCCCATACCAGCAAGATTAATCGGATCAGGTAATCCTCCAAGCATAATCCCAGATAAATTAGGTAAACTCCAGAAATCAACATTATTACGAATAAAACCAAGTTCAGCAGCACTATCACTTTGAGTTGCTCTAACTAATGCTACTCCTTCAGTCATACCTTCAGTATAGGGAACATCATCACGGAAAGAAGGATGAGAGTCATTCCAATTGCTTTTTTCTATAGGTCTTTCATCAGGTGCAGACCACTCTGCTACTTTAGAAGTTAAATAACCTAATGTATTATATTGAGTAAATGATTCTTCTCCACCAGATGTAAAAGTAGTAAACGCACCTGGTCGCCATCTTCTTAATGCACTTTCTATGCGCTGATTACCATAGACTGCATAATCTTGTTCATAATAATATGGCATTATGGCCTTTGCACTCTCGTATTACCTAAATATCTATCATTTTCTGGTTTTAAGAATCTCCATGTTGGATCAAATTTAGGTCCATTTGCCATAAAATAGCGATCATACATTGAGAACATTCGTTTTAACCCATAATCACTTCTTCCTGTAAACATACCTCTGTAGCGTTGTCTTGCTAAGTTATATAATTCTTTTTGACTTATTTCTTCTCCTGTTGTTTCTTGCGCTCTTTCATATGCTTGTATATCTTCCCATAATGGTTTCCAGAACATATCAATTTCTACTCTACCAGGATTAGTAAAATCTAAACCAAATCCTGAATCTCCAATACTGTAGGCTTTTGCAGTAGATTTATACCAATCTGTACCTGGACCCTTTTTCTCCATATAATATTTCACTCTTCTCCTACTCATATCTGGACCTGGAGTCATAAATCCTACATTTTCTAATCGTGTTGTAAGATCACCTAGTACACCTGGTCTTTCTGTATCGAGAGATGGTGATATTGGTGTATCAGGATAATCTTTAGGAGTGTGTTTATAATTAAACAAAAAATGTAAATTATCCCAAAAATCTAAATGAGAATAAGCATGAGAAGCAGCTTTTGCTTCTGCTATTGAATCAAAGAACTCAGTTTTGGTAAGACGAATAGGTTGTGGACCTGATCCATCATCATAATAAGCATCTGCTAGGATTCTGATACTTGAAGTCTTAGAGAATGGATCGCCATACATCCTTGATGCTGCTTGTTCTTTATCGTCGCCATGTTGTCCTACCATAACAACTCTGTATCCATCTGTTTCAATATCATTAATAACAGTCCACCAAACATTCCCACCACCTTCTAACATCTCTTGTGCAACAATATGCCAGTTCTTATCCATATCTAAATGAGGTTCAAACATTAAGTCTGCACCATGTTTATTATATATGTGATAATATGCATTAATTTTATATTCTTCCAACATACTTAATGTTACACCACGTTTATTCATTTCTTCTCTATCATGGAATAATCCTACTCCATTAGGAAATTCAACTCCTCCGTTCTTCTCTGTTATAGTATCACCAAATAATAATGATAATGTTGCTTTTAGTGCTTCATCCTGATTACCTTTTTCTTTTACATAGCTACCAAATACATGCCATGCTGTGTTATATAAATCCTCATATATCTTGTCACCATCTACCATCAGTTTATTGTATAGTTGTGCATAGCTACCTCTAATAGCAGCATTAAATCTGTCCTTTGCTTTTTCTACAACTCCTTCGCTTTCATCTGACCAATCATATCCTTGACCTTGACCTCCCTTAGTAGCACTAAAGATTCTTTTTATTCTTTCTTCATTAAGTAATCCGTTTCTTCCTCTTGTATCATATATATTTCTTAAAGAGAAATACCCTGCTTGCTCTGGATAAGAGTGTCGGATAGTTTCAATATTTGTCTGATTTTGCATATGAAATGCATCCTGATCAATAACACCCTCTATTGTAGAGTTTTCAATCCTTTCATGGTGATCAGCTATAATATTTTCAAATGCTGGTGAAATACCTTGTTCTGACATTATTCCCTTTTTATTTCTGAGGTTGTGAAACAAGTCGTTTCATTAATGCCTCTTTACTATCTTTTACTGCTTGATCCAAGCGATCTATGTCTGGAACAATATCAGTCCTTCTTTGCATATATTTTAAAAGACGATTAGTTTGTTCTCCATGACCAAAATACTGAACTTCTTTACCTAGTTCATCCATTCCTTTAAGTTCATGACTAAGAAATTTTAGAAATTTATTTATATTATCTTGTTGTGAATGTGCATCATTCCAAATATTTGGGTATTTTTTCTGCCATGCCTTACCTTCTCTTAATTCTTTTGTAAGCACTAATGCTCCAAGTTTCCCATTATTTAACTCAACTGAACGAACTTCCATCTCTGCTAGAACATGATCAGCAAATGTTTTATTTCTCCAATATGTAATAGTTTCTCCTAAATTCTCCCCTTTATTTCTTATTCTCAGGGATTGAGCTTGTAATTCAAGTGCATCATATGTTTTATAATTTGTGCCTATCATAACCAAATTCGCATGTGCATCTTGGTATAATTTTATTCTTTCTCTTTGTTCTTCTGAAAAGTCCAAATTTGCTTTACCTGTTGCTTCTCGCATTTTATTTAAAAGTGCTTGAATAGGAGGTGTTGTTTCTTTTGTTAGTGTTTCTGCTCTGACATTAACTCCCCTATTGATATAGGTTTTCATGTCATATTGCATCTGAGCAGTAATTGCTGCTTCTAATGCCCGATCATTATCATCATGTCCAGGTGTAAGTTTTGAAGCAATCTTTTTATTAAAATTTGGACTCTTATTGGCATTTGAAATTGTTTCATTTGCAAATATTTCAAATTCAGCCCTGTTCTGAAATGCACCACGAATCATATTTCTTTCAAGTTCATCTTTGCTGTCCCACATTGCATCTATTTTTATAGGATCAACCTTCGTCCAATTAGTATCCTTACTAGCATAATCATCTAATAAACCTAGTATGCTAGAATGATCAGCCATTTGTGCTTTAACATCTGACTCCATAAGATTCTTCTGAATAGAACGAGTCTTAGATTCATATGTTTTGTATAAATCATGAAGTTTATCTTTATTTTTAAGTAGATGATCTACACCTTTACGATTCTTGCCCTTAACAATATTAATTTGTGCTTCTAATCTACCGCCTAATCCTGGTCCTCCTTTGGTTCCTTCATCTACCCATACTTTTATTTCATCTTCCCGATCAGGTATCATATTGCGTATTTTACTATCAGGAAATGGGTGGAATAATCCATTCTTATCTATGGTTCCAAGTTTCTCCATATACTCCACATCATCAATTAATTTACGTTCAATATCATTGATAATAGCATTTGAATCTTCAATCTCACTCCTTTGTTCTTCTTTTAGATGTGCAGAACCCATTATCGTAATTAACTTTGCTCGGTATGGATTAGTAAGTTTAGTATCATTTAAGTATTTTTTTGTTCTTTCACCTATATCATATTGACCTTTTAAACTATTAAGTCTGTTTTCTACTTGGGCATAATATATTAAATCCTGTTTAGGTGTTTTATCTTTTCTATCCCATGCTTGTATATATGGCCTGAGAGTTTTTGGTTTAAGAATAAATTTTATCGTGCCTTTTCCTCCATACTGTCCATCAAACTCTCTAGTATATTCGTATGCACCTTTTTTAGCTTTTGCAATTGCTGCATCCTCATTTATACCCAATTGACTTATAAATTCTGTATGTAATATTAGTTGCATATTAGAATTAATTAAATCCTGTGCATCTGTAAGATCAATACTGTTATTCTCTACTGCTGCAAATACTTTATCAGAAAATCTATTAAGAGATTGATTTATCCTTTGTTTTGCATCATCTGATAAACCACCTTTTACACCTAGATCAGAAGGATTTGTCTTATTTCCTGGCGCACCCAGAGTACGAGCGAAAAACGAACTGGTTTCCCCTTTACTAATTCTATTGAAAACATATTGCTTATATGCAAGAGCATTTTCTTTTCCTTCACCTTGTTCAAGTTGACTATTCCCACCATCTGATAAGAACTTTTTTATATATGGTGCTGCTTCTATCTCTTTAATCCAACTCTTATTATTCGACATAATTGAAGCTGTTTCCTGCCATGTAACCATACTTTCTTTATCAAGTCTCATCTTGGTATGAGCTTTTGACAAAGAAGTAATCTGCTTCATCACATTTCCTTGTGTTGTTGTTTTAGAAGTGTGAAAATACTTATCAATTTCTCTTTTATATTTAAAATCTAGGTCTTCATAACCTTTGTATTCTGTAAGTGGTTTAACTTTTATAGTTCCTTCTGCTGTCTGTAATCCATTAGCATGTAAATCAGTCATCAATGTATGAGGATTCAAATCTGTAGAATCCAATTTTGGCATATGATTTTGGATTAACTCATCATTTGTAGCAAATTCAGTTTCTATAAGTGCTTTCATACCATCAACAACTTCTTGTTGTCGTTCAGCATTTATATCACCAAATATCTTAGCAATTTTACTTGAAGCTTTAGTCGCAGCTTCCCATATTTCTGCTTCACCAAAAGCCTCAACACCAGCAGTCTGATCAGGCTTGCGAGTTTGTCTTACATTCGCTTTCCTGTTAAATACTGGTGCTTCTTCTCTTGAAAATGATCTTCCTGTTAAATCAGCCATTACATAATCTCTTTAAGTAGTAAACCACATATCCCATAGCCCTGTACCTGGTTCATCTTTAAAATCACCTCCTGATGCTAGATATGCAGAACCAGCATTTGAAAATGCTCCTATCATGCCAGCATAAAAAGCTGAGTCTGCACCTGCTCTAATACTATTTGCTGCTCTTGTCAGTTGTGCAATTCTTTGTTCAGCTTTATAATCTTCCATTTTATTAACTGCTACTGCATTTTGCTGAATATTTGTTAGTTTTTCATTAGTTTCTTGCATGATAGCTAATTGTTGACTAGAATTTTGAATATGTTGATTTACTATTTTTTCATTTGTTGTACCAACACCTAACATTACACCACTTGCTCCTCCCTCTGCTTCCATACCACCAATAGTTTTTTGTCCAATCAACCCAGCCATTCCAGCTTTCTTTATACCAGATGCTAATTGATTTAACTTTACTTGTTCGGTCATATAGTTACGTTGGTAAGCATTCCAATGTTTGTCGATATTTGTTTGCGCTGCTAATATATCATATTCATCAGCATTAGCTGTCGCTCCTTCTTTCTTTGCATTTGCACCCATATATCCACCATATAGTGCAAGTAATCCAAATGCTATTTGTGCATACATTACGGTCCTCCTGTTTCTAGTTCGATTGATAATCCATTTACTTGCATAGGTAATGGACTAACACTTTTAATTTTAACGTTATGTATTTCCCATCCTATTCCTGATAGTGTTTGTTTCTTAAAACCACTAAACAAATCTATCGGTTCCCCAGTATTTTGCTGAGTGGATCGGAATAATAATTCTTCAGATAGATCATTATAATCAATACTAATTCCTAAACTATCTTGTATTAATGCTGTTATTGTTTTTAATCTCTTATTCCAGGTATGTTGATTATCAAGTGTAGGAGGACTTAATGTTGTCATTGAAGCATCATAAAATAAACCTGATACTGCTGTTGATGATAAATTATGATCAATAGTAATATTTGTATTAGAATCAACAGTCTTGTTTGAATGTTCCATACCATTAGTACATAATCCTACTGATTCCCCTTCAAGATGAGGAATTGTCAAGATTTTTACACGCAGTTCGATTACTGCATTATTTGCTGGAGTTGCTACTAATGCCTGATCTAAATTCCATGATGTAGTTGTACTACCAGCAAGAGTTGTATAAATAGTAGTATCACCAGCAATTAAGAATATTGTCCCAGTTGCGGGTGCAGAAGTAATTCCATCTACTGTAAGTGTACTTCCACTTTGACTTCCTCCATTAACTTTAGGTGTTGTTTCTCCTGTAGTATAAGTAACAATATCAGTAGCTTTGTGTATTACTGCACTATCAAGAAAGACTAATTCGTTCCTGGTAATAATATTTTCTGAAGGGAATCTATTTAATCTCTCAATATATGTTTTAGTTGAACCATCAATTGTACGATTTACTTGAAACCATACTTGATCATAATCGTTTCGTGGTATAATCTCCAAATCTGTCACGACTGTATCAGTACCACCTAATGTATGTACTGACCATGCTTTAAACTTTACTTGTCGATCATAACTTAATGAAAGAATTTGTCCATTATCCATTAACATCCAGATAATAGGATTAGGTCTTTCCTGCCATGCTAATTTAACTATTGAGCTAGTTGATATAATATCATATGCTTTCATTGATATACGAGTTTGCAACCATTGCTCTTCCGATCCAGAGAATTCTAATTCTTGTATCTCTCGTCCTCCTCTTTGAGGATAAATAATAACATTTGATACAACTACTGGTTGAACATTTGTTGCTGAATAGGATGTTTCTCGATTAATAGTAAATCTTGAGGGAGTAACAGTAAGGTTAGTCTCTGATCCATAGAGGAAATATACTCCAGCAGAAGTTCCTAGCGCTAAACGTTTTGAATCTAATAGCCATAATATTTCATCTAATGTATCTGAGTCGATAGTAAAATATAGCCCATTTGAAGCAGTTATTACTTCTGTTGTAACTCCTGAAGTAAGAACAAGAGGAGAATCTTGTACACCTAATTCTGTAGGTGCAAAATTATAGAAGTTACCTGACCGAGATAACCATACAGTTGATGGTTCTAATTCTGTTGCAGCAAAGCATAAACGCTGTTGATATATCTGTGATTGTCTTGGGTAGCCATTTCCAGTAAAAGCATCTGGTCCTTTTGTAGCAAGATTAGTATATGTCCAATAACCATTAAAGGCTCCTACTCTCCATTCACTTGATCCAGCAGCGAGAGAACCTGACCATGCTCCATCATCTGCATATACTGATAGGTCTGTAGATAGTTCTACTGTTACTCTTGATTCACTACTAATAGTTCTTATATTACCCCATCCCCATCTAATACCACCTCTCCTTGTTGTAGTATCTGCAATAGGATTTAGTCTAATAAGTCTGTCAATATCATCTGTAGTAAAATAATGCCCTCCATACCCATTATTTCCTATTGTTGTAGAAGATGTAGCCCATACATCAGGATTAGTTGAGTATCTAAATTTAGAATCCATAATAATTGTAGAATTTCTTTCATAGATTCTTCTTTTAACCATTACTTCCCCAGTAAACTGAGTTCCTTTAGTTGGTTCAGTAGCAGCATCAAGATTAATATAACCAATATCAAATGCAGGACCATTTGGTTGATCAGATACCTGAAATGAAACTGATGTAGCATAGACTACATAAAATATATTATCTTCGACATGTGTACCTGGATCACCATAATGATAAGAAGGAATATGTCCTCCTAAACATGGGTCACTTGCAACACTTCCATCTCCACCAGGATCGACAGTTCCATTTTTTATTATAATCTGAGTATTACTTGTAAGGGTTGCACAATGTAAATTAATCTTTTGACCAACTTGCATACCATGATTTGCAAGTATAATTACATTGTTTACAACATCAAATTGACAAAATGCAATTTCATCATCAACTTCAACGCCACTATTTTGAGCTTCTAATGCGACAAGAGCTAGATCAGGATCAGCATTAGTATTTTCATAAGGGCCATCTTCTTGTACATAATCACCAATTGTCCATACTGTATTATCTTCAGAGCGAACTAATAATTCTGTTGGATCAATTGTTCTTGATAAGAGATATGGTTTTCTTGTAGGACAAGTAAAGAATATAACATCACCACTTTGTGTCCATGTTAAATCACTTATCTCATCAACATTTAGAGTTGCATCTGTTGCATGTGTATAAGTAAACCATCTATGTGATTTAATTACATAAGGGGTAGAGATAGCTCCTGCAAAGCCGAGTTGTTTATCTTGAGAGAATATTCTTATGTAGGGTTTGTTACTGAATGTACATGCAACTGTTCTAGCAGCATTACCAGCTTCTGTAATTGTAAATGTAGTAGTTGTATCTATAGACACTACAGTAGCACTTGTATCTCCAGACGGATAAGCAGTCGTTGTTGCGATTGTTGCTGTACCACCACTTTGCCATAAATGCTGACCAATACTTAACTTAGCAACATTTGCAACGGAAGCAGTAACAGTTGTTGATGCATTTGTAAAAGCACAATCAAAAGTATCATCAGTTGCAGCTTCATCATAACCTATTTCTATAAGATATGATTCAATGCCCCCTTTATAAAATGGCACTAGCTTAGAAGAACTTGTTTTAGCTTCTGCAACATGAACTGTACCAGGTCGCTTCACCATTGGCCCCTCTAAGAGAGGAATCATGTTCTCTGCATCATGGACACCAAAAGCGTAGAATTCTTCAGGAGAACGACCATGAAGACTTCTTGCGAGTACACCTTCAGTAAACCGTGATTGCTGGAATTCAAATGTTGCCATCAGGATTCTGGCGGTGTAAAGTTATTTAATACTGCGGTTCCAGTTTTTGGATAATTAAAAGTTCTATGTACAGGAGTGGCTTGTCTCCTCCGTGCATTCCAGAATGTTGAATCTTCTCTATGTTCAGGAGTTTTATCTTTGGAATTAGCAGAACGAGCTTCTTGTAATGCCATAACATACTTCTGTAAGACACGATCTCTTAAAGTATCTTTACCTGTTAATGATTCAGCTATCTCTGAAGCTAACTTTAAAGCAATTGCTTCAGCTAATAATACATCTAAAGAATTTATATCTGAAGGTTCATAGATATATAAAAGACTTAATTCTCCTTCATTGGATAGTATATTATGTCCTTGTACTCGGTATCTTGATATAGGATATACTTCTATAACTTTTATATAATCTCCTGGTAATTGGAATGTAGAATTCCATCCAAACAAAGGATCATCTAATTTAGTTAATTCAATCCGTTGCATTGCAGCATTCCAATCATGCATCCTTAATACTGATCGCACAACATCATCAATTCTTTGGGAACATATTCTGGCTCTAGCATTATTATCCGTTAGATTTTGGATAGGAGCTTCCCCTAAGTTAGATAATGCAAGATTTGCTACACTAACTTTATTCATAATATTCCTTAAGAAAAAGGGGGCATAGAAAAACTACACCCCCGATTGGTTAGTCAATTGTGTAATGAATAGTACACGTTACTACCACAGCCGCAGTCCATGCAGCTACCGATGATGTTACTATAATAGTAGCTCCATCAGCATATGAGATAGGTGTAACACTTGCTGTTCCAGCAGTCTGCCCAGACTCAATCGTTCGATTAAGCCCACCAGCTTCATGCTTTGCAGCACCTAGTAACGCAACTGCATCCGTTGTGGTAACTCCAGCCGATGATGTGACTATTGTACCTAACGACATTTTTTGCGTACTTCCTAGTGTTGCACTTGCTCCCAAGTGTGCTTCCCATATTCTTGCTCCTACTGGCAGATTACCGATAGTCAGGACATCTGTTGCTCCTTGACCAGAAGCAGGAACGGTATAGGAATCAGACAAGATTCGCATTCTGCCACCCATCGAATGAGCATCGCCCATCTTCATAGGTACAGCAGCTATCTTAGTCTGTTGTGTTCCATATATATTTGCCATATTAACTCCTTATATAATTAAAGTTAAGCGTTCATTTTAAAGGACTCAACCCATTATTAGGCCATCTTGAGGCAATCAATTTGAACAACCATTTCCTCCCAGACTCTAGTTGCACCCATATCCATTTCAAAATATGCATACGGAGTAAAACTTTTATCTGCTCGGGGTTCGATCTTCGTCACAGGGTCCATCCAGACACAGAGCGAAAGCCCTGCAGGGTGAAAAGCCAGCACTTGTTCGCCAGTATCACCGCCTGTCATAGTTACACCTGTTGGAAGTTTCTCATACTTGATGAATTGGAATCCTGAGAAGAAGTTTGTTTCACCTTCTACTAACGCACGAACGTTATTATAGTCTATACTCTGGATAGCCGTAGAATGAAGCAGAGCTTCTATCTGAGACTGAGAGCATACACATATATACAAAGGATTTCCACCCTCATCGTATTGATCCGCTTCGTTCTGAGCAAGAATTCTCCTTGCACGAAGAAGTTTGTCAATAGATAGAGTGTAGTCACCACCAGCATTTACCATACCTTTGGTTTCTGCCATAGGTGAACTGCCATAGGCAAACTGAACACCGATAAACTGATCTCCAATAGTTTTACCAGAGAGAGTTGTTTCGGTACTCGATGTTGACCATACGACTTCTGTTGCTCCATCCATTGCTCCACTTTCAGACTGAT